TTTACAACGACTACGGTAACGATAATTTAAATTTTAAAACCAATAGCAATATAAGAATGTCAATCAAACAAGATGGAAATGTGGGCATCGGAACAACGAGCCCCAACACAAATGCAATATTAGAATTATCCTCCAGCGCGCAAGGGCTTATATTACCCAGAGTCTTAGAAGCTTCTAAACCAACGGCCGCTTCTGCTCTCAATGGGTTGATGGTTTATGAAGAAGATACTCACCGTTTGAAAATCGTCGCCAATGGTGCTTGGCAAACGATCTCTTATGAGTAAAACAAAAGAAGATTTAAATAAGATCGTAGCCGTTGAAAAGGCAATTGCCAAGAAGTTTGGATCTGAAACTATAGCCAATCCCAAGTCTTTTTGGGATGATGATAAAGAAGCAGAATATTTACAGCAACTAAAAGAGTTTTATAAAAAGAAAAGAAAAAGAGACGAAGAAAACGAGAAAACAGAAAAAGATGGTTTTTTGTTAGCTAAAAATCTAATTAGTAAAGATTCTAAAAGAGTTTGTCCCATTTGTGAAACATACTCTTTTAAAATAAGAGACGATCTCTATATGAATAAATACGAATGTTGCTGGAGATGTTTCATTCAGTGGATAGAAGATAGAGAAGAGAGATGGTTGAATGGCTGGAGACCAGACAAGGAGCAAAAATAATGGCAACTGTAACCGTATACGACATCATTAAAGGTATTAATCAAGCAGCAGCGAACGCTTATGACGGTTCGCACGATAAACGATATGTTAGGGACGGCGAAGACAAACTAGTCGGGTTAACGCGAGAAAAAGGGTGTGCCATTAATGACTCCAGAGTTATTGATGGTTTCAACGTCCGTCTTAGTGGCCCGAAAATGATTGTTTCCTATCAGTCTGAACTGCCTCTAAAAGAATTCCATAATAGAAAACTTGAACAAGATTTGGAACAAACATATGCAGATATTATTTCATACTTGAAAAAAGAATATAAAAGCATTACTGGCAACACTCTAAATGTTAAGGCTGATGGCCCTTTAGACATGCTATTGCAAAATATGTCCAAGGTTAGAACTTGGGTTGAGTGCAAGAAAGTTTATACCGTGAGCAGTATGAAAGATGTGGTTGCTGTAGCGGAGCCGTCAGAAGATCGTTTGGAGAAAAATTTTAAGGATTTTCTTGATCAGAAATCTGATAAGAAACCATCAAATGTTACTAAAAAAAGTGATTAATGGCCTACGAATTAACCAAAGAGCAAATAGTCAAAGAAGTTGTTAAGTGTGGCAAGAAACCAGTTTATTTTATAAACACTTATGCTAAAATTCCTCACCCGGGCAAAGGGTTGATTCCGTTTAAGACTTATGACTTTCAAAGTAACTTGGTTGATGATTTAGATTTACATAGATTTATCATTGTTTTAAAGGCCAGACAGCTGGGAATCTCAACAATTACAGCAGCTTATATAGCATGGCTATGCCTATTCCACAGAGACAAAAATGTACTTATTATTGCTACCAAGCTAGCCACAGCGGCTAATATGGTTAAAAAAGTTAAAACTATAATTAAACATTTGCCGCCATGGCTGAAATTATCTGATCTTGTTGTCGATAACAAAAATAGCATTGAGCTGACAAACGGAAGCCAAGTAAAAGCGTCCTCAACTTCAGGGGACGCAGGACGTTCAGAGGCGCTGTCATTGCTTGTTATCGATGAGGCTGCACACGTAGAAAACCTTCATGACTTGTGGACCGGCCTTTATCCTACGATTTCAACAGGTGGTCGATGTATTGCTATTTCTACGCCAAATGGTGTTGGTGACTGGTTTCATGAAACATATGTAAGCGCCGAAAGCAGCGAAAATGAATTCTATCCTGTTAGACTATTCTGGGATATGCACCCGGATAGAAATGAAGAGTGGTTCGAGATAGAAACAAAAAACATGAGCCAGCGGCAGATTGCGCAAGAGTATGAGTGTAATTTTAATACTTCAGGCGATACGGTTATCCACCCAGATGATATTGTAAGAATTAAAGCCGCCATAAAAGAACCTAAATACAAAGTAGGTTTTGACAGGAACACTTGGATCTGGGAAGAGCCAAAAGATGGCAATACGTACCTTTTAGTCGCGGATGTCGCACGCGGAGATGGGTTCGATTCTAGCACATTCCACGTATTCAATCTAGAAACAATGGAGTTGGTGTGCGAATACAAAGGCAAGCCGACTCCTGATTTGTTTTCTGATATGCTTTATACAACTGGTAATGAATATAATTGTGCTATGCTAGTTGTAGAGAACAACTCTGTAGGATTTCATGTGCTTGATAAATTAATTGAAAAAGAATATAAAAATGTTTTTTATTCAAAAAAGAGCACTCATGAATATGTAGATCAATACGCCGCGTTAGGTGATTCATCTGTTGTTCCCGGGTTTACGACATCTTCCAAAACCAGACCACTAATCATTGCTAAGTTTGAAGAATTTATTAGAAATAAAGTATTAACTATTTATTCTACAAGACTCGCAAGCGAACTAGATACGTTTATTTGGAGGAACGGTCGACCAGAAGCACAACGAGGTTATAATGATGATTTGATTATGGCTGCGTCTATTGGTTGCTGGGTGAGAGATACAGCAATTATCGAAAACAAGAAGGATATTGAATATAAAAAAGCCTTTATGGATTCAATAATAGCATCAAATACTCACTTGGATACGAAAATTCCCGGTATGCATAAATCATCTACATTGGAAAAAGCTTTTGACGAACACATGAAAAATAAACAACACTTATGGATTTTAAAAGGATAAGAAATGGCCGACCAATCTAAAAATACTAAGAATAATGAATCTGCTCTTTTTAAGAGACTAACAAGATTATTCTCTGGACCAATTATAAATTACCGCTCTCAGAACACGAGACAACTTAGAAGAAGAAGAATGGATAAATATGCCACTTCTTTCAAAGATGTCGCCGGCCAAAAGTTTGAAAGGCATGATTATAACCCTTACAATAATTTTTCAAGTTATGCTATGCAAACTCAAAGCCGACTTCAAAGATATAACGATTTTGATCAAATGGAGTTCATGCCAGAAGTTGCTTCCTCGCTAGACATTTATGCAGATGAGATGACCACTTTTAATGTTTATAACACAATGTTGACAATCAAATCTTCCAACGAAGAAATCAAGGGGATCTTGGAAATTCTTTTCAATCAGGTTTTGAATATAAATTATAACCTTTTTGGATGGTCCCGCACAATGTGCAAATATGGAGATTTTTATCTTTATTTGGACATTGATGAAAAGCTAGGAATTAAACAAGTTGTTGGACTTCCAAGTCGAGAAGTCGAGAGAATTGAGGGCGAAGACAAACATAATCCGAACTATGTCCAGTACCAATGGAATAGTGCAGGACTGACTTTTGAGAACTGGCAGTGCGCACACTTTAGAGTTTTGGGAAATGACAAATTTGCTCCATATGGCACTTCTGTGCTCGACGCTGTGCGTCGTATTTGGCGCCAATTAACGCTTTTAGAAGATGCAATGATGGCTTATCGCATTGTTCGCTCACCGTCAAGAAAAGTTTTTTATGTTGATGTTGGTAATATACCGCCGGCCGAGGTCGAGCAGTTTATGCAACGATTTATGACCTCGATGAAAAGAAATCAAGTTGTTGATCCGACCAGTGGCCAAGTCGATTTGCGATACAATCCAATGTCTGTCGAAGAAGACTATTATATACCAGTCCGCGGCGGAGTTCAAACAAAAATTGAACAGATATCATCTGATGCAAATACAAATGACATTGACGATGTGAAATACCTTCGCGATAAATTATTCTCAGGGTTAAAAATACCTCAATCTTATTTAACCTATGGCGAAGGTGCAGCGGAAGACAAAGGGACATTAGCGCAAAAAGATATTCGGTTTGCGAGGACCATTGACAGACTTCAACGATGTGTGTTAGCCGAACTCGAAAAGGTGGCAATGATACATTTATATGTTTTAGGCTTTCGGAACGAAGATCTTTTAAACTTTAAACTTAAACTCAACAATCCTTCAAAAATTGCAGAGATGCAAGAACTTGAACATTGGAAAACTAAATTTGACGCGGTTGCCTCGGTACCTGAAGGATATTTCAGCAAACGATGGGTCGCCCAGAACATTTTTGAAATCTCCGATGAAGAATTCCAACGAAATCAAAGAGAGCTTTTCTACGATAAACAGGTTTCTCAAGAGCTTGAAAATGCCGGAGCAGCTGCCGAAGGTGCAATGGGCGCCGGCGGAGGCGCTTTAGGTGGAGGAATGGGAGATATGGGCGGCGAAGACCTTGGAGCAGATATGGGCGCTGACTTAGGTGGAGAAATGGGTGGAGCCCCCGAAGCAGCAGCTCCCGAAGCAGCACCCGAAGGCGGCGGAGAAACGCCAGCCCCAGAAGGCGCTGGCGAAGAGCCCGGAGGATTAATAGCAGCCCCCCCGGCAGGTAAACGAGATGATAATCAAAAATTTATGGATAAAGAAACTGGAGAAACAACTACAACAAAATCGAAGGGTAAAGCTTATAAGCCGGAGAAAGTAGATAACAGACCACAGGGTGCAAGAAAAAGAAGTTGGACTGCGTTGGGCTCCCATGAAATGGCCAGAATGCCAAAAAGACAGGTGTATACCAACCTTTCACCAAGTGCCAAAGAATTATTAGGCTTTGGTAAAGGAATCTTTGAAGACAAAAATACTAATTATGATGAAGAAGAACGTAAATTGTTTGAAGTGAAAGAGGGCGTTAAGGAATTGTTTGAAGAACTGGAGCGTTTAGAAGATGAATAAACACAATAAAAAGAGAAATACGGGTTTTATTTATGAAGCTCTGGTAAGAGAGATAATTAAACAAACGATTAAAGAGGGAGATAACAAAAGAGATTATGTGGTTTCCTTGGTCAAAAAACATTTTAACAAAAATAGCCTTCTCTATAAAGATCTTGTTTATTATAAAACATTGGCAGAAACTAAAGATATAGACGAAAGGTTTGCTACAAAGCTTTTGCAAGAAACTGTTTCAATGCGCGACAAAATAAACAAAAAAGACCTGTTCAAAGAACAGAGTGCCGTAATCTCCCAGATTAATAAAAATGTCTCAAAAGCAGTTTTTTCTAATTTTGTTCCTTCTTATAAATTCTTGGCTAGCATCGGGCAGCTATTTAACGATGAGCTGAAGCCGAAAACAAAGGTTTTGTTAGAAAATCAGATTATCGAGAATATGACAACGCAAGAAAACAAGAAAGAAGGTAGAGAAATTAGACTTGATAACACCGTTATAAACACTTTTGTAAAGAGATTTAATGATTCATACAGTGAGCAGCTATTATCGGAGCAGAAGACTTTGATTAATCACTATATTAAATCGTTTACAGATAATGGTTTGGAGTTTAAAATGTATCTAGACCGTGAGATAAATCGATTACTTAGTGAGGTAAAAAAGAACTCCGAAGATAAAGATATTTTGAATGATTCTGGCATGAAGCAAAAATATGAGAAAGTGCAAACGTTCCTAGAAAATATCAATACCAAACCGCTCGACGAAGGAATAATTCTTAAGATTACTCAAGTACAACAATTAATAAAAGAGATCAACTCCGATGATTAAAGTTAAAATTGATGATTTAATCGATGCAAGACTGCGCTTAAAAGCCAAAAAGATGATGACGGGCGATATTGTTATCTTGGACCACCCGGATATTGATGTGATCGTGTCAACTGACGAGAATAGAGTTGTATCTTACCCAAAAAAAGAGTACGCGGATCATGTATACGCCGTACAGTCTAGATTGTTTGATTATTTAACAAGAAAAGGGGCATGTAAACATGGCTCTGTAAGGGCAGCTAATATTTTTGGTTCTCTACAGGGGACGCTTTTAGCTGACAAAGTTAGCCCGCCGGCCATCGACCCCACACAAGTGGCCATTTATTTGATTGCCAAGTTTTTGAAAAATGAAATGCATCATGGAGACATCGTGGATGATTACCAGAAGGCAGCGGAAGAAGAGCTGACCAAGCCGCCCGATGACGAAACAACGCCTCTTGGAAAAGTGCCACACGAGCCACACAAGGGAACAAATTACTATGGCGGCATCGGATCCAGTGCATCCGGCGGAAATGCTTTTGGTATGTTCCAAGAAAAGAAAGAAAAAAGGTAAATATGGATTTTATATATTTTGTTTTAACTGGTTATGGACTTACACAGATTATTTTGTACGGATCAATCTTTGACCGTATTAGACCATGCAAGGAATGGCTCAATGGAATGGGTAAACTTTTTCATTGTCCTATGTGTTTGGGTTTCTGGACAGGCGTGTTTTTGTTCAGCATTAATCCATATACAGAACTATTTACATTTAACTATAGTTTTGTCAATGCATTCTTATTGGGTTGTCTCAATTCAGGAACCAGTTATTTATTGAGTGTTTTGATAAATGATTTTGGTTTAAAGGTTCTTGTTAGGAAGGAAAAGGAATAAGTTATGTGGAATACAAAATGGAAACTTCAACCTGTTCGACGATGTTGTAGTGGCTCTTATATCGCGCGGTTAGTGGCCGCGATAAGGAAGGAAAATGAGTAAATTACTTTTAACAGAGTTTTTTGAATTAAAGTGTGATGATAGGGGGTGTCAAGACTTGCTGAATGAGTCGGAGAAGCGCCTCGTTAAAGATGGTTTTCTTGTGTTTCCAGCAAAATTACAGCAGTGTGACGCTCGAAATGGCAATGGCCGAACATACCCCCGCGACGTATTAGAAAGAGAGATTGATAATTATCAAAAACTAGTTGAAGATCGCCGTTCTTTAGGCGAGTGCGACCATCCGGATGACTCAGTTATAAACCTCAAAAACGCTTCTCATATGGTCACCAGAATCTGGTGGAATGGAGACGATGTTATTGGAACAATTAAAGTTCTACACACACCTTCTGGCAAGATTTTACGCGGCCTTTATGAAAGTGGGGTAAAATTTGGTTTTTCATCGAGAGCTTTAGGATCTCTGAAAGAAGCCAAGGGAAATGACGGTAATTCAATTCAGATTGTACAAGACGACTTACAGTTGATTTGTTTTGACGCCGTATCTGAACCGTCTGCACCCGGCGCCTATATACTAAAAAAATCAACCATACCACAATATGGTGAACTCGGTTTATCCGAGAATCAAAAGAGTATTAATAAATTCTTCACCAGAGGCGATAGAATCAATCGCGCTCTTAACTCAATTAACCTAGGATAACATATGAAAAAATCTGAACTAAAAAGAATTTTAAAACCTCTTGTAAAAGAGTGTATAAAAGATGTCCTTTTAGAAGAGGGCCTTCTATCCAATATCGTGTCTGAAGTCACCAGAGGATTAACTTCAAATATGGTTGTTGAAAACAAGGTTCAAACCCCACAAGTACCCGACAAAGAACACATGAAGTTGTTGGAAGAAAAACAAGAGCTTTTAAAACAACAAAGAAGAAAAATGTTAAATGCCACTGGCTTCGGGACGGATATATTCGAGGGCACCGAGCCAATATCAAAGGGCGGGAAATCAGATTCACACCCACAAGCCGGCGCTCTCTCCGGTGTTGATCCCAATGACGCAGGAATTGATTTAAGTGGTATTATGGCGGTAGCCGGAAGAAACTGGCGGGATATGATTTAGGAGAAATCAATGGCAAAAACAATTAGAGCGGAAATTAAAGCAAAATACCCTGATGAACCAATTGAAAGAATGGTAAAACGTTTTAACAAAAAAGTAAAAAAAGAACGTATTATAGAAAATGTTTTAAATCGCCGTTTTTATGAAAAACCTTCCGAAAAACGAAAAAAAGAGCGCCGGCGGAGGCAAAAAGTTATTCAAAAAGCCAACCAACGGAACAACACCTTCAAAGAACACTAATGAAAAGTGGTATTTATAAAGAAATTAAACTAATTAATCTTAGGAAAAGGAGCTAATCTATGTCTTCTATGCTAGAACAAGCTATTATTGACGCCAAAGAATTAAAAGAAGCCGCCCAGCGCAACGCCCAAGAAGCGGTAATTGAAAGATATCAAAAAGAAATAAAAGAAGCCGTAGACAAGATTCTTGAACAAGAGGACCTAGGTTTGGATCCCGCAGCCGGCGCCGAAGATATGATGGCCGGCGATATGGATATGGGAATGGATATGGACGCTGCTGCTGATCCTGCTACCGATACTGGGAGTCCACAAGTTGAAAAAGTATTATCGCAGCTTTCTTTTTTACAAACTGGCGATGATGATGGTTATGTTGATTTAAATCTCAGCAAACTTGAAGAGGCTCTAAATATAAGAGCCGAAGATATGCTCTCAAAGGTCGAAGAAAACATTATAAGTGAAAGCTTGCTCTCGGAACTTGGTCTTTTTGAAGATGATCTGGACGAAGAGATTGAATTAGAAGAAGAATTGTACGATGAGGCTCTAGAAGAATATGAACTTGAAGAAGATTATG